TTGTTATAGTGGGAGGGGGACTCCACAGAATCCCCCATCTTAATCCTATCCATCTCCTCCTTAGTCATAAACATCTTGTTTATTTCTTCGGGAGTATAGTAATCCCACTCTTCCGTCATGCTTCAATCTCAAATGTTACATCCTTCTTACGGCTCTTCGGAGCAACCAACGGAGGAGGGAGTGGTTCATCTTCTGTAACCTCTTCCATCGCTGATGCGAACTCATCGTTAGGCTTCTCGTAAGCAACAAGTTCAACGATCTTCATAGCACCGAACTTCTTCTTCTTATTCTCCTGATCCCAGTCGATCATCTTCCCAAGCTTGATAACCTTACCGTACTTCGGGGTATCGTAAGACCGCCAGTATACGATGCACTCAGAGTCGTTACCAACAAGTGCCTTCGTGCGCTTACCGTTCTGGTCAATGACAACCATCTCGGACTCATGACCCTGAAGATCGACGGCAGAGTTACGGAGGGTAATGTACTTACCACCGTTATTGATCCGCTCCTTGCCATCCTTAATCTTCTTGTCCAGTCGCATGGAAATAAGGGTCTTCTCCATCTCAGGAGTTACCGCAAGGTTAACCTCGTAGTTACCAAACTGAGAAGGTTCCTGTACATGGGCGAAGTAAACCTTGGTGCGAAACTCACCAGTCAAAGTCTTCGTAGCAGTAGCCATTGTGTAGTTCTCCAGTTGTTAATAGTATTAGTGTAGCAGATTCAAAGAAGATGTCAATGGGTTTCAGCCCAATTGTTACCTACTTTGTATTCACCGTCGAGAGGACAGTTGAGATTGAAGTATTCACCTGTATCCCGAATAGATTGCACTTGCAGTTTACCAAGTTCTTCTGCCCGATCTTCCTCCACTTCTGTTTGCCATTCGTCGTGAACCCAAACAACCTGTTTGAATTTGATATTCGATGCACTAGTAAACCAGAGGTAGTTAGCCATACGCATAATGACAGTCTCACCACCTTGGAGGTAAACGGAGAGGGACTTGTGCTCGGACTCAATCTTGATACGCCGTCCGTCTAGACCGACAAGGTACCCCCTCTGCGCTGCCATAGCTGCCTTCCTCTTCAGTTCTTTCAAAGCAGGAATGCTGCGGAGGAAGTTATCCATAGCAACACCAGCCTGTTTGACAGTACACCCGAGTATCATAGCTACCTTAGCCTGTCCTGCACCGAGAAGCCAAGCGTATATAAAGGTCTTCGCTGTCGGTCTATCTTTACAAAACTCACCAAGGGCTTCCTTATTGAAAGTGTGGATGTCACCCTCCAGCAAGGTCTTCGTATACTCAGGGTCATTCATGTAGTGGGCGAGTACACGAAGTTGTATTCCAGCAGCATCTGTTCCAACCAGTTTAAAACCTCTTGGGACAGTCCAAGCCTCTCTGCATTCATACGCATATAATCCAGATAGGCCACGCTCTGATGTGATAGAGGGGATGTTTGCCATGTTTGGGTTTTGGTGACTTGCTCGGTGAGTAACAGTACCGGGGACGATAACTTGTCCGTGGACTCGGCCATCTCCGTCCATTCTGTCGAGCCAGTCTTTAGCAGTCTTCCATCTTGTCTCAAGGATCTTCCACTTCTTTAGATCTTTAATACACTCTGGCATATCGGAACCATCTGGCATTGTATCTGGAATGGTAGCCAGATTCTCAGGACAGATCTTCCAACTCTTCCCTGTCTTCGTCGGTATTACAGGCTTCCATCCCAACTCGTTAAGTCTTGAGACGATCTGCGATGGCGAGGCGAGGTTGAAGTACTCGACAGAATCCTTAAGCCGCTTACCTGTTTTCTCAGAGTACCGTTCTGTAACGATTGGTGGAAAGTATTTAACCACCGCTTCCTCAATCCGATTAGCTTCTTGCAATGCACCTGTATAGATCTCCATAGCTACGTTCTTATCTAACAAGAACCCATTCCTAATCTGTTTAGAGATTATAAACTGGGTGGCATGTTCGAGGCGTATCGACTCACTGGAGAAACCCTTCAAGTTCTTATTAAGAAAGGTGTACAGTTTCTCAGTTATCTTTACATCCTGCTTGCAGTAGACCTTCATCTCGTCCGAGTATTCGGAGAACTCTTTGAAGGCAATCTTCCCTTCACCAAGACGCGAACCCCATTGTTCGAGGGAGTGTCCGTCAGCAAGAGTTGGCTCCCACAACCTTGACATAACAAGAGTATCTGACTGTTTCTTGAGTGGGATACTAACTCCCCACAGTCGGGACAAGACAGGGCTATCGAAGGAGATACTGTTGTGACCAATCCATTCAGCGTCATCGTTGTCTTCGTAAAAGGACCGGAAGGTATCTGCATCTCTGAAGATGTAATACCCAGCCTGTCCGTAAACCTTCGCAACAAGGAGGTGAATCTTTTTAGCATCAAGTCCATCAGTCTCTATATCCCATACTATCTTCCTTCGGTTGCCAGTCGGGGTATTCATCTTTCTTCTTCCTCATGTACAAAGCGAGTGCCTCAAGTAGGATAGACAGTTTGAAGATGGCATCCTTACCATCCTGTCTGATACTCGGAGGGTTACTCGGGACTAGGTGACTTTCGATGAAGTCATTAGCAAGTTGGAAGAAAGTAATCAGTTCTTCCTGATCATCACAAGTAACGTACACCCCATCTTCATTCATATACGCTGAGATGAGAACATCAAGCCTCATTATCGGCATCTTCTTTTCCTCCTACTGGTTCATCGGGCTTCTCTTCAATGAGTCTACCAGACTCTGTATGATATCGCAAGTGTGTAGCAAGACCAGTCATACCACTGAACCTGTTCTTAACAACCCTTACCCGAACGATGTGTCTCTCGGAAGGATCTTCGGCTTGAGTATTCCTCTCCAGACCAAGTATGATATTAGACAACTGCCCAATACCGGCGGTCCCACGGATATCAGAAAGGCTAACAGCAGCACCCTCTTCATGCGATTGCCCATTCGGTTGCCTCCTAAGATGAGCAGCCATAATAATGCAGATGGATAGCTCGACAGTTAGTGTCTTCAGTTTCGTAGCAATCTCATCCAACGCTCTCCGCTCATCACCGTTGCTCTGGTCTGAGACTACAATAGATATATGATCAAGTACAATATACTTGCAGTCCAAAGCACGGACAAGATAACGGATAGTACCGAGAATACGATCAATACTGTTGCTCCCGAAACTATCATACAGAAAGATCTTACCAGATCCGACAGTGGCCTTGTAGGCATCATCAAATTCATCCTTTGTATATTCTGCATCGGGGAGGTAGAGACGCTTATTAGCATGGACTGACATGAGACCAAGGCCAGTATCTCGGATAGGCTCTTCGAGGAATAGCATACCAAGATTGGCAGAGGTGTTATTCAGTAGTCCGTATACTAGCTCTCTGAGGAACTGTGTCTTTCCCACGCCAGTGCCAGCAATGAGAGTAACAAGTTCTCCAGTTCTGAGTCCATAGGTGTAGTCATTGACACCATCCCAAGGGTAGTTGACAGACTCATACTCAGGCTTTCGGAGGAGTAGATCATAGATGCTTGACCCGGATACAATACCATCGGGAGTGAACGGTCCCGCTGTCCTGTGCTGCTCATAGAACTCCTTAATGTTATTATTCTGAAGGTAATCGGAAGCATCCTTATGATGGGACAGCTTCATGATCCTAACCTTCTTCGGATCGAAGAGACTAGCTGCCTTAACCTGTGCTTCCTGTCCAGCCTTATCATTATCGAAGGCGAAGACAATCTTCTTAAAGGTATTTACCCATTCGTAATTCCTCTTTAGATCTGCTACAGCAGTACTGGCAGAGCAGACGGATACGACTGGTTCATTCAACATCTGATAGGCAGAGAGTGCATCTAGTTCACCCTCGACAATCGTTACTGTATTACCACCAGACGGGAACAGATTCTGCCCGAAGAGTTCAACACCACCGGGAGATCCAGACCAAGGGAACCCAGCCTTATCAGGTAGCCTAGTCTTAACAGCAGCAAGCTTACCATCTTTATAGTACGGGTAGTAATGTTTATCATCCTGCTGTAGTACACGGTAGAACTCGACAGTCTTATAGGTTAGCTTCCTATCTGATATAGGGGCAATGTCACCCCGCATCATGACAGGAGTGTTAGCCATACTCGTCATCTCTTCATTTCCTTTGAAGTACTTGTTGCAGACAAAGCAATACTGATGATCTCCGTAGTCGTACAGACCGTCACTCGACGTCCCACAGGGGCAGGGTTGGTGCTTCTTCATTCTCTATATCCTTAAACAGTATCGTCCGTACTACTGCGTTTGAACACTCAGCACAGGGGGAGAATGTTACTAACTTCCCCTTTCTTTCTACCCTGATTTCTCCATCGGGGCAATCTTTATTACAGATGTAGCATCTCATCTAGACTTATCACTCATGCGTCACCTTCTTCCTGCGGCAAGGGGAGGAGCAAAGCAGTATCGTCGTTATCGTACTTGCCTACAACAGCGCCATCAGGCCACGCATTTATCGCAGCAGCTATCGCCCTGTGCATCGCAAGGGCATCCGGGGCCATCATGGCTTGCCATGCTGCCTTGACAGCCTCGGGTGGTATCTGGTCAGGACGGATCACGGTCGCACCTCTTTCCGCGCACCATCACGCCAAAGAACACATTGCCAGTTGATATTCCGTAAAGGCTTGTTTCCCAAGACCGCCCAAGCGCGGGAAATGACATCTTCATTCGCGCAGTTGGACCCCAATGCCACCAAACCCTCACTTGTCACCTCCCAGCGCGACAAGCGCAATGCGCCACCGCTGGTCATCCAAAGTCATCGGACCGGCATCACGAATTTCCGTCAGAGCCGCCCGCAGCCGCTCAATCTCGTTTGCTGCCCACCACTCACGTTCGTTCTTCGGCACGTTTGGGTCCATGATATGCTCCTCCAATGAAGCCGATGGAGTGGCTTGTTTCGCTTTCCAAATATCACTCATCACTTTCCCTCCATCGTAGCGCGGGTACGGTATTGCTTTTTGGGGTCAATCATTGCTTTCACCCCACAGCGCCAACAAAAAAAACCCACATGCCAACGGCGGCAGGACAAGGCAGGCTATGAAAAGGACAAAACCGTCAGTCATGCTTCCCCTCCAATGCGGCGCGGATGAGGTTAATAACCTTAGATATAGCGGCAGATGTATGAGGGTACTCTTTCAAATACCCTTCAGCCGCCTTTTCATTCAGCCACTTCACGCCATTCTCACAATCATCCTGTGCCGCATCGTTTAGTGCTTCGTCTACTGCCTCTAGCGCCGCCCGCAGCTTGGCGTTCTCTGCCTCTTGCGCTCTCCACCCCATCCAAGCGGCCTCCGTCATGCTACTAGGCCGTTCAGCGCGAATGCTATAAGGGCCGTCCTCGCCAAGCCACCATGCTTCAAAGCGGGCGCGTTCGTTGGTATCAGCCATTCTAACCTCCAAGGGCAGCGCGGGCTGCACGGAAATCGCCAAGCCTGAAACGCATCCGCAGATCAGTAGCGCCAAATCCTGCGTCAATTATCATATCATCTGGTTGGTGTGACCAGTTGCCCTTCAGTGCTGTTGCAAACGGCTCCAGCGCCGCCCGTAGCCGTTCGACATCAAGCCGATACTCCTCAAGGTCTATGCGGTGCTGGTCGTTTTCGGTTTGCAATCGCTCGTTCTGCTTCAGGATCAGTCGTTCTAAATTATCCGCCATGCTGCGTGCAAACGCTGCGTCATTGAACCGCTCCTTCACGATATCGAAGGTGTTGCGTCCGTCCCTTTTGCCGCCAATGAACTTGCGGATTTCATCGTCCATCTTTCGCCATTCACTCACTTCATTACGCAGCCGGTCAATCTCTACCTGTGCATCATGCTTTCCAGCGCGATACCCCTCTTCGTAAGCACGGACATCGAACTCACGATCAATCATGATCTATCTCCTTCATGCTCTTTATCCATTGTGCTGGTATAGCAAGCCTTCTGTTCGTATGCAACTGATTTTCCTTATCGGATGAGACATCAGCAGCTAGTACTACCTCCGTATCATCAGTACTCAACAGCCACCCAATGCTGGAGACAAGATCAATCTTGCTTGTACCCTTACCAATCTCCCACCCGGAGTCGGTAACAGCATCAACCCACTGTACCAGTACCAGCTTAGGTGGTCCATCTGGTTTCACCTTCCTCTTTACCAGTCGTTTCTTCTGAAGGACTAGTAACCTTGAATTGTTTCTATCCATATGTCTAACCTATTGTATACCTATAGTTATACCTGTACTTCACCCGGCTGGGAAGTAGATTGTATCCGATTCCCACCAGTTGTAAAGCCTAAAATAAAGTCCCTGATTTCAACGAGTTGGTTGAATGTAGGGGTTGGTTCCTCTTGGTAGAAGTGGTTCTCCTGATCCATAAGGTACAACCGATAGTCGAGTGACTCGATTATCAAATCAAGATCCTCTTTCATAAAGCTAATCCAAGTGATGTCCTTCATATCCTATCCTTCCTTCTTCACTCTGTACCACATCGTATCAGACAGCCCCGGTACGAATGGAACTGACGGGCGAGTATCCCTATCGTGGATAGACTCGTTTGCCTTTGATCTTTTGTAGTAGCTGTTCCTGTTGATTCCTAAAAGATGTTTATAAACAAGAGCCATTGCCTGATTCTTCGTAAGGTTCAGCCTTCTTCCAATGTTATTGTAAGACAGCCCGTTCCTGCGTAGACGGCATACCTCTTTTATAACAGCCTCTGAATATTTCACCATCAGCCCCAATCCTTATAGTCTCCTGATGCGTGTTGCTCATCCCATCCTTTAAGGTACTCAGCGTATTCCTCAGTGCCTTCCTTCAACTCAGTCTTCACTCTAGGGTAAGTACTATCATCCCAAAAGTGTGGACTAAATGCCCTGCCATAGTAGGCATCTGCACTACCACGATCATACGGACCACCGTGCTTATACGTTTTCATCAGTGTATACTCCATGAGTAGGAACGTCTGTTTCTATATCCATATCACAAAATTCCCAATGCACACCGTCTGACTTCGTTACATATTCTTCGCAAGCTTCTTGTGCTTTATGCCTATTCTCAGCTATGACTTCTACAACTGTACGATATGATTCTGTCTTCCAGACAGTCACTTTGTATTTGCTTGGCATCTTATGCTACCTTTGCGACTCTGTTAATCTGAATGTTGATCTTCTTCTTCGGTGTATGCAGTGGGTACAGGATGAGTGAGACATCCTTATCCCAACAGGCACGACAACTATCACACTTGCCACCTCTTGTATACGCCTCACATGCGACAGCGTTATTCCATCCTGCTAGATCAGTTACCTCTTGCACTACGACAGAACCATGCTCCTCTGTATACTCACCATGCGTACTCGGTGATGAGTACCGGACACTTGCATTCGGTAGTGACTTGATACGATCCAGCCAATACCGGATCTTCGGAATGGTGTAACTCTTCGTCGGTAGCCAGTGCTTGCACCACGGTGTACGCCGGATGACTTCGTATATCTTCTGGGCTAGTGCTGCTGAGTATACATCACCACTATCAAACCATCGAAAATATCGTTCAGTATCAAGGGCTTGCACCATTTCATCCGCCCACTCAGTACGCTTCCAATCCTTCCTGTTATGCTCCCGTGGTAGCCGGACGTTATCCATCCGGTAGAAACCACTCTTCGCATAACAATCTTTGCATACTTCAATCACCTCCTTCGTATCCTTATTGATACTACCGGGGCAAGTGTCTCCTGCTTGGAGGGACCATGACTTGCACGGCATCTTCCCCGCCTTACTGAGTAGGACTGGCATGATACTTATCCTTTCATTGCCTCATGTAATGTTTGGGTAGTCCAGACAACCTCTACCTTGATCACATCATAGTTATGACCAAACAAACTCTTAAGCATATCTGCTTTTTGTTTTGCTCTATCTAGTAACTCCCATCTTTCGATATAATTATCAAGACTCTCGCCCTTTTTAACTATGTAGTACATTAGAACTCCTCCATTGCGTTATCACTCCATCTCATTGGCTCATTCCAACAAGACCACAACACTTTCTCTTCATAGACAGGGTTATCCTCCCAGTCTACATCAGATTGATATCGGTATACGACTAAGACCATATCCCATCCTCCAGCACCACCGGCAGAGTGAGTATACTTTTTTGCGAAGAGTATTGCATGATCTTTATAATCAGTATCATACAATTCAACCCTCTCATTCGTTTTCTTATCCCAACCGTAGACAATGAAAGGATTCATGATTACACAACCCTATGATCACATACCCAATGTGAATACTGGATAGTTGTTTCACCCTCATTCATTATCCTGTTAATGTATACTCGAAACTCTTCTGCTTTCTTCTTACTCGAACATACCTCACTGATGTATGTCGAATTGGCTACATAATCGTAAGCCATTACGATGTATACCTTCCTATTATTCCTTGCCATTAGTCTACCTCCTGAATTGGCAATGCCGATACCATGCACGTTACCCAATGATGAAGATCTTCGATAGCTTCATTTGCTTCAGATGTTTTATACTTCCTCCCTGTATATTGTTCTGCTGCTTTTAGCATCTTCTTAATACCCATACCACGGGTAGGAATCATACCAGTTTTAACATACAATCGGATTGCAGACTTCAGCATGTTCACACGGAACAACTGAGTTGCATCCGGACCTACGTAGGAAGTTGCTTCCTTCCTACCCTTACTATAAACGATGTAGCTATCTTCCATCTTACTTCACCTTTTGGATAAGACCATCTTTCATATAGACATTAGCGAAGAACTCCCTGCCAATGCCCGTGATATGAGGCCGGTTTGCCACCGTCAGCATACCATCATCCCTATACTCAGGACCGAATAGAGATGTTTCGATATACTTCAACGGTTTTCCCACATGGGAACTCAGTTCCTTCTTGCTTGGATAGCGCACGATTAGTGTCATTAGACTACTCCCTTCGCTGCAAAGTAAAACAAGATCAGTGTTGCCCAGATTATTCCGTACATTGCTAGTGTCAAGTTAATTCCCCTTATGCCACCAATTCCTGAAGCTTCTTCAGAAGTTCAGCCGGAACATTATCATTATCAGAACCGACACGCTCAGAAGCCTTTTTCACAAGCTTGGCAATATCCGCCGCAAGATCCATCGGCTTATACTCCGGTTCAGGCTTGAAATCCTCCGGTGAAATCTCAATTGCACCTTCAAGGTCAGTTTTCTTATTCTTATCATAGACAAAGGCTTTTGCCTTATTATCCCAATTGACCTTTCCGAAAGCTTCACCCCAAGCCTTAACGGCATTAGACCGCCAACCACTAGGCAGTGCAGTGACAAGGCGATTGAGTAACGTTATGTCGCCATGCTTTTCGATATGAGCAAGGCATGAAACGGCGACAAGGTGGATATCCTTCGCAAGGCTCTTACCCCTTGTCTGGATTGACTTAATAGAGGCTTCAATAGCCTTGACTTCAGTAATGATCTTCATTTGTTTCCTCTTTCTCTTACCACAATCGGTAAGGACAAGCGCAACGGTTGCTTGTTCGATTTGACCCGGACCCATTTCTGGTTGCACCCGCATCGCCCGCCATTGTTGTCCGCTCATAAACTGAGCGCATGGATTTCCACCACACCAGCACAAGCATGATCTAGCTTGCTTCAAGCCTATTTCCGGATAGCTTTCGGGCTTCCACCACCATTACTGGCAGCTTCTCATTATCCTGCAACATATAGTTGCGCCAATACTTACTATTCAGCTAGTTGCTCTACACCCACAGTTTGCCGTGTCCAAAACTCACGTTCTGGCCTAGTGGCTTGCGCTGGGTTCCGCGCTATGTCCGTTGCGTTTGTCCTTTCCGTTTGTCTATGTACAGAGACTAGCACAAGGCAGAATCGGCGGTAGTACCAGATTAGGGAAAAACAGATAGTACCAGATGTGTAACCGGATGAGTTACCGATTGCCTGGCCTATTGGAAATAGGTAAAGAAATACAATAGGATAAGATGGCTAAGATAGGAGTCATAGTGTATCACACTTTTTTTCCTATCCCATGATACTATTCCTAGTAGGTACAATAGGAATAAACCACTAGATATAGGAATAAATTCCTAGTTTCCCTTATAAAAGCCAATAGCGGAAGATAATCCTAGGGTAGGATGGGAATATATTCCTAGGGGCTAGATAAAACCCAATGAAATCAAGGGTATCCCCCACCCATACCGGGGGTTGAAATAGGATTATATTCCTAGATCACAACAGAAAATTTTCGTATAGAAATTCCAGCCAATCGGGGCCCAGTGGTATTGTATCATAAATATCACACAAGGAATTTATTTACACTCGGGATACATTTATTATTGACTTAGGAGGCGGGGGAAAGATAATAGACATTGACTCCCGGTAAATCATATGTTATAATACCATATGTTAAACCGGGGGAATACTCACTGGTTGGAGTTTAAGACTTACTTCTGGTAAGAAAATACTAATAGGATAAAATATAGGTTAATCTTAATAGTATTCTTTACCAAAGGTTGAACTAATAGTTTATAAAATAGTTAAACCATTAGTATACCAATCTATTTATTTCTTCCATTGTCTTAATTAAGAGGGTGTCTCAGTTGGCAAAGAAACCGACGATAACAACAGTAGCTACAGGCTATCAGGCGACTGATACCATTAATAGCAATACAGTGGCCCTTCGGGATGCCTTTGATAATACTTTGTCTCTCGACGGGTCTACCCCGAATGCTATGGAGGCTGATCTTGACCTCAATGGTAATGATATCCTCAATGTAAACAATATCTACGCAGATAATATTATTTACGAAGGTGCTCTCCCGATTGCCAACGGTGGTACTGGTGCAAGTACAGCCTCGGGGGCTAGAACCAATCTTGGTCTAGGCACACTGGCTACGCAGAATGGTACGTTCTCTGGGACAAGCTCGGGTACAAACACCGGAGACCAGAATCTCTTTAGGACTATTGCAGTATCCGGGGAGTCGAATGTAGTTGCTGATAGCACAACGGATACCCTAACACTCGTTGCTGGAAGTGGTATTACAATTACGACTGATGCTAGTACTGACTCAATTACGATTACGAATACGAACTCCAGTGCGACTCTTACGGATATTTCGAATTTAACTCCGGCTGATAATACCTTCATTGTTGGCAATGGAACGACATGGGTAGCCGAGTCAGGGTCTACAGTTAGGACTTCCCTTGGTCTTGGTACTATGGCTACCGAGACAGCGAGTAATTATCTTACGACAGCAACCGCTGCCAGTACATACCAGCCCCTTGACTCTGATCTAACGACTATCGGTGGGCTATCTAAAACGGATGGTAACTTCATCGTAGGTAATGGTACTGCTTGGGTTGCAGAATCTGGAGATACGGCTAGAACATCTCTCGGGGTTGGTACAGGGGATACGCCTCAGTTTACAGGTGTTCTCGTTGGTAATTCGACAGCACTTGATACAGATAACTATGTTGGTACTCAGATTACACCGAAGGTTCAGATTCATGGTATTAACAACCAGAATAGCACGATAAGCTCGACAACTTGGGTTGCGGGTACTGGCGGTCCACAACTTGCTCTTGGTAAATCAAGATCTGGTACAATTGGTACTAATGCCATTGTAAGCAATAACGATGTTCTAGGCGCAGTTACCTTCGCTGGTGATGATGGCTCAGATATCATTATTGGTGCGTCTATTACTTCCCGTGTCGATGGTACACCGGGACTAAACGATATGCCAGCAAAGCTGGTCTTCTCGACAACTGCTGATGGTGACAGCACTGTTACAGATCGTATGACAATTGGCAGTGATGGTGTTACCACTATTGATAGTCTTGCTCTAACAAACGATCTTGCTGTTACACACGGCGGTACAGGGGCAAGTACGTCATACGAAGCGAGGGATAATCTTAAGTTCCCGAAAATGGTTACACCAGAAGACTTCGGTGCTACTGGTTCAAATACTATTTCTGGTGCTACTGTAGATCAGGCTTCTTATATTCAGTCTGCTCTTGATCATCTTGCTAGTAATGGCGGTGGTATTCTATACCTTAACAAGTGGTATCGAATTGCAACTGCTCTTACTTATGGAACTTCTACAACCAATCCCGGTTCAATTGCAGTTATTGGTACAGATCCCAATAGAAGTGGTATTGTTACAACAACTGGTATTGATGGTTTGAAGTTTACAATTGCTAGTAATGGCGATTGGAATGTCTTTATCCAGAATATTGGTCTTATTAGAAATAGTTCTAATACAACTGGTACGGCAATTACAATTAAGTCAGTTGCTGTTATTGGTGATACTGCGACTGGTGGTGATAAAGGACATACAATTACAAACTGTATTATTGATACAGCTAGTACTGGCTATTGGAATAAGGGTATCAGCCTTTATCAGTGTCCACATTCTCAAATTTACAATAACTGGATTAAGGGCAGAGGAGCAATTACAACTACTAAATCTGGTGTTGGTATTGAACTAGATGTCTACAATATGGGTTGTAAGTTATATTACAATGTTATTCGTGGATTCCAAAAAGCTTTTTCTGTTGATGATACAAGTTTCTTTGCGTATACTTCAGAAGGTAACGCTGTAACAGTAAGAGCAAATAGTACTGCTTATACAGTTGGACAGGAAATAACTGTCTCTTCGAATTATTACTGTAAGTTTCGCTGTACAACAGCGGGTACAACCGCGAGTTCTCTTCCTGCTGGTTATGCCTCTGCAAATCAAGACAGTACAATTACAGATGGTACTGCTGTCTTCCTAGCTCTTACTTTCCAAGCAGAAGGTTTCTCCTTTAACAATAATAAGATCCAAGCTTGTGATTATGGAACTTATGTTAATATGAGAAATACAGAAGTTGCTTGGAAGTTTATAGGAAATGATTACGATGTAAATCAAATTCATCTTTACCTTCGTAATCTGAACGGTACTGTTATTTCAAACAATAGTTTTGGTAAGAGTAATACTCTTTCCGCTTCACAGAATATTATGATTGTTGCTGATGATGGAAACCCATCTGGACCAACTTTAACTGATGATAACGTAAACCATGTTATTGTTGGAAATAGAGCATTTGGTTCTACTCTTGAAATGAGTCTTGATATTTCCTCGGTTACAAAGGGAAGTACAACTACTGTAAACTATACTCTAACTTCTGGATATACTCAGTATCCTAGTGATGGTGATTACATCTTTATCACCAATGTAACCAGCATGACAGAGATTAACGAAAAGTTATTCCGGATTGATTCTAATACAGTAGGATTGGGTGGTACTGGTTCATTTGCTCTTCTTGATCCTGAAGATGGTAGTAATATTAACAGCACATCTTATACTACATTCAGTGGTTCTGGAAAAGTAAAATATGCTAACGTCTTTGCTACTATTATCAGTGGCAGTCTGATTAATATTCATTCTAATCATTGCCAAGCTAAAACTCTTGGTGTTTATATTGGTAGGAATACTTCGGATATTTCAATTGAAGGTATTACTGTACCAAATGGTGTTGTTTTCCAAAATAGATCTACTTCTGATACTGTTTATATAGATACAACAGCTTATCAGATAGACCAGACTAACCAAGGAATTTTAACACTAGCGGGCAAGAGTACAACTACTGGTTCTCCCGGTATTAGACTTGGTAGAACAGATGCTGTTTCCTCTACACCGTATATTGACTTTTATACCTACGGTGATCCTCTTTATAGAAATGCGAGAATTATTGCTTCCGGTGGATCTGCTGCACTTGATACGGGTACTCTAACTTATAAAGCGGCTACCCATTCTTTTGAGGGTACTACCAATATTACTGGAACTACTACTATCACTGGTACTACTTCTATTATTGGGGAAACAGATGTAACAAATGCTTCTGGTAATAGATCTTTTACAGTAAGTGGTTCTGGTAATGGTTCTATTTATATCAAAGGTGGTACAGGTCAAACAAAAAGTTTATTCCTTCAAACAGGAACTTCACTTCGCTGGACTATTCGGGCTAATGCTACAGCAGAAAGTGGTAGCGATGTCGGATCAGATCTCCAGATACTAAGATACGACGATACTGGAACCTTTATTGATACTCCGTTCTTCATAAAGAGATCAACTGGTAGAGTTGGCATTGGTACGACATCACCAGCATGTCTTCTTGATGTTTCCGGTGGCATCAGCACTGGAAGTTCCTCTGTAACATCTCCTGCGGCTACAGATGGTAATATCTTCAGTGGTACATATACACCTACACTAACTGGTGTTACAAACGTAGCTTCTAGTACCGCATATACAACATCATACATGCGGGTTGGGAATGTTGTTACAGTTGCTGGTAGAATTGCAATTGATCCTACAGCAGCAGCCCAAACATCCATTGGTATGTCTCTACCAATTGCATCAACACTTGGCGCAACCCAAGCTTTAGGCGGTACTTTTGCCTTTGGTACTGACTCTGGACAGGTTGGTGCAATTAGCGGAGACGTTACAAATAATAGAGCGTCATTTGACATCCTTACAAATAGCGGCAACAACCGCAACTATTACTTCTCATTTACATATAGGGTAATTTGATGACAGAGAGTATCACGTTTAATTATATAGACAAAATCATCATCGTTGAATTTAACGATGGTACTATTAAAGAGTATACAGATCGTGAAAGTTATATAACTGACTTTCCCAATCGCGCAGCAGATTGTGATGCAATGGGCTGGTAGTAATGACTGAGGATCTTGATAGACTTCTTAATGAAGCAGCAGAACGTGGTGCAGAGTCGGCCTTGAAAAAGATTGGACTCCACGACGAATCGGCTGTCCACGATTTAAAGGAAGTCCGAGATCTTCTCGAAAGCTGGCGAGAGACTAAGAAGACGATTACTCAGACTGTCGCTAAAATAATTACAACGGGTATCCTTGCTATCCTAGCACTTGGAACCTACCATTACTGGAACATACCAAAATGATGAAAATCTTCCGTCCTTTACTTTTTGTTTCCTTTATTGCTCCGGCACAGGCTAACGAGTCGTGTATTCCGAGAGATGAGTTCATCTCCTCTGTTGCACATCTTAAGCCAGATATTTACAAGGGTAATGATAAAGTAGCAGAAGCCTTTACAGTAGTCATTAGCAATTCGAAGAATAAAAAGCTTGTAGTAGACGAAGTACTTGTTGGTACATTTTCTTCCTCTGGAATGACATACGTTGGTATTGTAATGCTTAAAGACGGTTGTGTTATAAAAGGATCTACGGGTACTATGCCAGCTTCACAGTGGGTAATTTACTTGATTGGGCTTGGCCTTACTGCTGATGACTTTACTAAACTGAAAGATGCTTAATAATGCTTCTTAATTCTACTTCAGAAAGTAAGTTGAAGAAGGTTCATCCTGATCTTGTAAGAGTTGTTTATAGGACAGCTAAACTGATTAAGGAAAAGGACTTCGGCTTTATCATTACTTGTGGTGCTAGAACTCTCGAAGAACAGAAGAAGCTGTTGAAGGCTGGTGCTACAAGAACACTTAACTCTCGGCATATTCCCGGTGCAGATGGATACTCAAAGGCTGTAGACTTTGCTGTTACACTCTCTGGTAAAGTTAGGTGGGATTGGCCCCTTTACTCGAAGCTTGCTAGTATTGTTAAAGAAGCTGCTAAACTTGAGAACGTGCCTATCGAATGGGGCGGTGACTGGAAGACTTTCAAAGATGGTCCTCACTTTCAACTGCCTAAAATTAAATATCCATAATGTTTAAGGAGAAAGTAAATGAATAAGGAAGTTATCCTCGGTCTCGTCCGTCACATCCTCACCTTCGGTGGTGGTTTTATCGTTGCACAGGGCCTTGTCGATCAGAGCATGTTGAGCGATGGTATTGGTGCTGTTATGACCATCCTCGGTATTGCTTGGTCTGCTTACGATAAGAAGTCTGCTGCTACTCCCGCTGCCTAATGGACTGGATTAGCATTATACTATTTCTCTTCGCTCTAGGGGGTTTGACTGCTGGTGCCTTTATGGTTGCTAGAAGTCCAACCTTCTGGTTCGGAATGGGTGAGGAAGTATTCAAAAAGATGCTACCGATCATACTGAAGAGAATGCCACCGGAAGAAGAAGAGGCTTGGAGAAAGTGCCAGCTTCGGGGTGGTAAGTGGAATTATAGAACAAAGCGATGTGAGTAATGGCTAAGAAGAAGTTTGATAAAGAACAGCTTGTAAAGATTGTTCGAAAGAGACGTACAAAGGTTAAGCACCTCAGAGTTAGAAAGAAGCTTGGACCCAAGTCAGGAATGAAAACAGCAAGAGGTAAATACTAATGGGACAGCCGCAGACAAAGGCTCTTTTCTATGAGACAACTCTTCCAGAGGAAAGAGAAACTTTTGGTACAGCTTGGACTCTGAAAGAAGAAGATCACATTGTCGGGGATAAAGTCTACCGATCAATGAAGCGCATTTACATTGAGATGGAAGACGTTACAGAATACGACTTTGCTATCGCTACACTCGGATCTTACAAGCACTGGGAGCGTGTCCTAGAGTCTCCAATTATTCGTCCACACATTGATCAGTGGAGGAAGGAACTTAATCTGAAGTTGAAGGCTAGAGCTATGCGGTCGATTATTAAGTCTGCTACAGAGGATGAAAAGCTATCCTTCCAAGCTATGAAGTACCTCGCTGATAATGAATACCTCGAAAAGAAGAATAAGAGAGGCAGACCAAGTAAGGAAGAGGTTAAGGCCGAGTTGAGGAAGGAAGTTCAGGTTAATAAAACCCTTCAGGATGATGCTGAAAGAATTGGATTGAAGCTTCAGTAATGGCTAGTTTAGACGATATTAGAGAGGCTGCTGAACAAGACCTAGTGACATTCATTAGGCTTGTAGCCCCGCAGAGAATGATGGGTGCAGTCCATGAGGAACTCTGCCGCTGGTGGAATCGTGAAGATGCTAAGTCTCACCAGCTTACTCTGCTACCGAGAGATCATGGCAAGTCTGCTATGGTAGCTTACCGAGTTGCTTGGGAACTTACAAGAGATCCTACACTTCGAGTCTTGTATATCTCAGCTACTAGCAATCTTGCTCAGAAGCAGCTCTCGTTTATTAAGTCTATTTTTACTTCTGATATTCATCGTCGCTACTGGCCGGAGCACATCCACGATGATGAAGGCAAGAGAGAAAAGTGGACGATGAGTGAAATATCGTTAGATCATCCAAAGAGGAAAGAGGAAGCTGTTAGAGATCCCTCAATCTTTACGGGTGGTTTAACGACATCCCTTACTGGTCTTCACTGCGATATCGCTGTCCTAGATGACGTTGTTGTTTACGAAAATGCTTATACTCAAGAAGGCCGGGATAAGGTTAAGTCCCAGTATTCACTCCTGTCCTCTATCGAAGGGGCGAATGCGAGAGAGTGGGTAGTCGGTACACGCTACCATCCGAAGGATCTGTACTCAGAACTGCTTAGTATGGAAGAGGATATCTACAATAAGCAGGGTGAGATTATCGGTGCAGAGCCTATCTATGAGGTCTTTGAGAGGGCCGTAGAGGACGTTGGAGAC